TTACATTTTCAAACGGTATCAATAATAGCATATTATATTTGGATAGTACTGGTGTAATTAGTACTACTGAAAATTTATTATTTTCTGGAACAGATCTTACTGTATCTGGAAAAGTTACAGCGGCAAGATTCGTACCAACTGGTTCAACAGTACCATCTAATGGATTATATTTAGCTGGTACAAATAAATTAGGATTATCAACAAATTCAACTGTTGCATTATTGATTGATTCAAATGGTAAAGTCGGTATAGGACAATCTCCAACTACTCATAGATTAGAAGTTAACGGGGATGCAAAAATTAATAATGTAAGTATTGGATTAGGAAATTCATCAGTCATATCCAATACGGTCGTTGGTAATAATTCGTTAAGTAGTAACACTTTTGGTTTAAATAATACAGCACTTGGTAGCTATGCATTATCAGTCAATACTTCTGGTTCTCAAAATACTGCAATAGGTGCTGAGACATTAGTATCTAATATAACTGGATCTGATAATATTGCAAACGGTGTAAATGCATTACATTCAAATACTACTGGTAATTTTAATACTGGTATTGGTTCTAATTCATTATATAGTAACTTAACTGCATCTGGTAATACAGCAGTTGGGTTTGGCTCTGCGTATTCAACAACAATTGGAAATTATAATACTTCAGTTGGATATGGTGCATTATATTCAAATATGTCTGGTGCTAATAATACCGCGTTTGGTGCAAATGCTTTATATAATTCCCAATCTGGTGGTAATAATATAGCAATTGGAACGAACTCACTATACTCAACCACTACTGGTAGAGAAAATGTTTCATCAGGTGTCTTAGCATTAAACCAAAATACTTCCGGGTCAAACAATGTTGCAATAGGATCATTATCTGGTGTAGGTATCGGAATAGTTACTAATACGTCTGGCTCGAATAATACATTTATTGGATACCAAACTGGTGCAACGGTTGATGGGTTAACAAATTCAACAGCGATTGGTAATGGTGCACAAATTACAGCAAACAATCAAGTAGTCATTGGTAATAATTTAGTTACTGTTACACAATTAAACGGCAACGTATTAATTGGTACTAGTATAAATTCACATAGTTCAGCATTAATGGTTAATGGTGTCATTGAAACTTCATCTGGTGTCAGATTTCCAGATGGAAGCATTTTAACATCTGCTACACCTGGTATTTTAACAGTCACCAGTATTAGTAATACAACTAAAACAGCTATTGATACTTTTGGGGCAGCTGCTTACCGATCTGCAAAATACCTTGTACAAATAACAAATTCAATAAGATATCATGTAATAGAATTATTATTAATTCATGATGGCGGGACTGTATATCTAGCACAATATGGAGAAATATTTACAAATATGTCACTCGGGTCATTTGATGCAACAATTACCGCCGGATCAGTTAATTTATATTTTACACCAGTGTATTCTTTAACAACCGTCAAAACATTAAGGCAGTCATTAGCTGTATAAATAAGTAATTAATGGGGATAGTGAACCGTGTCAAATAACAAAACATTTTCAATAAAGAATGGATTATCAGTAGGACAACTACTTGTTATAAATTCTCTAGGCCAATGGGTCGGACCAAATACCGGATTAATCGGTGCAACTGGCGATCAGGGTATAATAGGATCAACTGGCGTAATTGGCAAAATCGGCGCAACCGGAGCAACCGGTGCTACTGGTCCAGGCGGCATCGGCGCTACTGGCGTTCTTGGTTATACAGGCGCAACCGGAGCAACCGGTCCACAAGGACCAACCGGAGCAACCGGTGCAGGCGCAACAGGCGCAACCGGACCACAAGGAGCAACTGGCTTACCAGGTGCAACAGGCGCAACAGGCGCAACCGGACCACGTGGAGCTACTGGTGCAACAGGCGCAACCGGACTACCTGGTTCAACCGGAGCAACCGGACCAATCGGAGCAACCGGCGCAACCGGCGCAACCGGACCAATCGGAGCAACCGGAACTCCTGGTGCAACTGGTGCAACCGGATATACGGGGTCAACCGGTGCAACCGGCGCTACAGGATTACGAGGCGCTACAGGCCCTCGAGGAGCAACCGGATCAACCGGTCCTCAAGGAAATCCTGGCGCAACAGGCGCAACAGGTCCATTAGGAGCAACCGGATCAACCGGACCTCAAGGCGCAACCGGGTTACAAGGAGCAACGGGCTACCAAGGATCCACAGGAATACAGGGCGCAACGGGTGCAACCGGTGCAACTGGTGCAACCGGACCAATCGGAGCAACGGGCGCAACGGGCGCTACAGGGCCATTAGGGGCAACCGGCGCTACTGGATACACTGGTGCAACCGGAGCAACCGGGCCACAGGGTAATGTTGGAGCAACAGGAGCCACCGGATTTACCGGAGCAACCGGAGCAACCGGTCCACAGGGATTTACCGGTGCAACCGGCGCAACCGGGCCATTAGGCCCAACCGGAGCATCTGGAGCAACTGGCGCAACTGGATATATTGGAGCAACCGGTGCAAGTGGGCCATTAGGACCAGATGGCGCAACCGGCGCAACCGGATTCACTGGTGCAACTGGCGCAACCGGCCAACAAGGAGCCACCGGCGCAGCCGGTGCCACCGGCGCAACTGGTGCAACAGGCTTAACCGGGTCACCAGGACAAACTGGACTTACTGGCGCAACCGGGGCTACTGGTGCAACTGGACTAACAGGATCTCCTGGCAACCAAGGATCAACTGGTGCAACTGGCCTAACAGGATCAACCGGGGCTACTGGATATAACGGAGCAACTGGAGCAACTGGAGCAACTGGCCCAAAAGGTGATACCGGGCAACCCGGGCAACCTGGGTCAGATGGAACAATGGGTGCCACAGGTGCAACTGGACAACAAGGATCACAAGGATCACCAGGTCAACAAGGATCACCAGGTCAACAAGGATCACCAGGTCAACAAGGATCACAAGGATTGTCCGGATCACAAGGACAACAAGGATCACCAGGTCAACAAGGATCACAAGGATTGTCCGGATCATATACATCTAATTCTAACGCAGAATTCTATTCATTGGCGGTCGGTGGCGTTACGGTACCAACTACACAAGGTGAAATACGAGCTTCTAAAAATATTACTGCATATTATTCAGACATGCGATTAAAAGATAATATTACTATTATTGAAAATGCAATTGATGCAGTTAAACAAATTAGGGGAGTTCGATATACTCAAAATAAATTCGCAGAATCATTTGGGTATTGCAGCTACGCACCGCAAGTTGGGGTAATTGCACAGGAAGTAAACGAAGTATTACCAGAAGTAATAAAAATAGCACCGTTTGATATGGATGCTGATGGTAATAGCAAATCCGGTGAAAATTATTTAACTGTTCAATATGAAAAAATTGTTCCCTTGCTAATACAAGCAATTAAAGAACAACAATATTATATTGATGAATTAATGAAACATGTGAAATAATTATGGCTATAAAAGTTAGTTTTGATATAAAAAATGGATTAACTGTTGGTGCAGATGATGTTATAGACACCGATGGTAATTGGATTGGATCACCTTCTATATTCAAAGGAGCAACCGGTGCAAATGGTAATAGGGGTGCCACTGGACCAAATGGAATATTAGGTGCACAAGGCAGCATTGGATTAACGGGGTCTGGCCCAACTGGTGCCACCGGTCCAAATGGATTATTGGGTGGCATTGGATCAACCGGACCACAGGGCGCAACCGGTATTGGTGTTACTAGCGGAACCACCGGTAATATTGGGTTATCTGGTTTTAGAATATACGGATCATCTGGTATTAGTGGTGTCTCTGGTTTAACTGGATCAAATGGGCTAATGGGCAAAATTACACAAGGTTCAACCGGTGTAATTGGCATTATCGGTAATAATGGTGAAACTGGTAATCAAGGCCCAGAAGGGTATAATGGTACTGAAACCACCGTGGGATTGCAAGGAACAACCGGTGCAACTGGCTATATTGGTAAAACAGGAGCAACCGGATCTGTCGATATCGGTATTACTGGACCAAATGGAGTTGACGGTATCAATGGAATTATCGGAATAACGGGAAATGGCGCAACCGGCCCAATTGGTGTAACTGGGCTAACCGGGTTTACCGGACTAACTGGTCCAACTGGAATACCTGGTAGCCAAGTTCCAGGTACAACCGGTGCCACTGGTGTAGCCGGTCCAAATGGGGTTGATGGCGCAACTGGGGTTAGTGTTGGTGCAACTGGACTTAACGGCCAATCCGGGAATTCTGGATCATCAGGTGTTAAAGGGATCACTGGATTATTTGGAGCATTGGTTCCTGGGGTTATCGGATCAATTGGATACCAAGGATCAACTGGCGCAACCGGTTACCAAGGGAATATAGGTACCGGATACACAGGATCTACTGGCATAACAGGACAAACTGGAAATACTGGCGCTATTGGATTATCGGGGATTGGTGCTACCGGAGCATCTGGGCCATCTGGAACGCAGGGTAATATTGGCAATACTGGAAAAATAGGGGCAACTGGACTAATATACGTTGGATTAACCGGTGCTACTGGTGCTACTGGCGCAACCGGTGCAACCGGTGCCACAGGGTTAACCCCAACCGGGTCAAATGGTGCAACCGGGACACAGGGACCAGTCGGATCAGATGGGATTAATGGCTCTAGTGGAACACGTGGATTAACCGGAATACCTGGACCAAATGGTGTATTGGGATATACTGGTTCAACCGGTGCAATCGGTGCATCTGGGTTTAATGGCGGTACAGGCGCAACTGGCTATACTGGTGCAACGGGTGCAACCGGTCCACAGGGTGCAACAGGCGCAACGGGTGCAACCGGTCCACAGGGTGCAACAGGCGCAACGGGTCTACAGGGAGCCACCGGAGCAACTGGTGCAACTGGACTGCAAGGAGCCACCGGTGCTACTGGCCTAATATCAACCACTGATTCTAAAAATTTTAACTCATTAGGGGTTGGTACATCACCAACTGGTACAATAGGGGAAATTGTTGCAACCAATGACATTACTGCATTTTATTCTGATAAACGATTAAAAGAAAATATTATTGAAATAAAAAACGCATTAACCCTACTCAATCAAATATCTGGTGTTCGGTATACACAAAACAAATTTGCAGAGACTTTTGGATATTATGATTATTCAAATCAGGTTGGTGTGATAGCACAGGAAATACAAAAAATTATGCCGGAAGCAGTTACCATAGCCCCAATTGACATGGATGCTGCTGGTTATAGCAAATCCGGTGAAAATTATTTAACTGTTCAATATTCAAAATTGGTTCCATTGCTAATACAAGCAATTAAAGAACGTCAAGTTCAGATTGAATATCTCCAAGAAAACATACTTAATAAATAGTTGACAGTTTCATTATGCTATGATATAATGAAACTTTTAAAAAAGGAGATAAAATGAGATTTCATGTATTGGGATTACCACATACGGTATCCAGTAGAGAGTACATCGCATGTGCGTATACTCAAAAAGTAGTTAAGTTCTGTAAAATGATGACGGAGATCGGTCACACAGTTATTCATTATGGGCATGAAGAATCCGATCTCACCTGCACTGAGCATGTGACGGTATTGTCATCAGTCGATTGGAAAGTATCTTACGGTAATCATGATTGGCGGAAGCATTTTTTTAAATATGATTTAGGTGATCATGCATATCAAACGTTTTATAAAAATGCAATAAATGAAATTCAAACAAGAAAACAAAAAAATGATTTTATTCTACCATTCTGGGGTTCAGGTGTACGCACGATTTGTGATGCACATCCCGATTTAATTTGTGTTGAACCAGGGATCGGTTATTCAGGTGGCCATTGGGCTAGGTTTAAAATTTTTGAATCATACGCAATATATCATGCATATTACGGATTAGAGTCTGTTGGGACATGTAAACAAGATTGGTATGATGTTGTAATTCCTAATTATTTTGATCCAGATGATTTCACATACAAAGATACTAAAGAAGATTATTTCTTATTCATTGGGCGTGTTTATGAAGGTAAAGGCATCCATATTGCTATCCAAGCAACTAAAGAAATTGGTGCAAGATTAAAAGTTGCAGGACAAAATTCATTACAAGATTGTGGTTATGACGTGATCCCAGACCATGTGGATGTAATTGGATATGCAGATGTTGAGACACGCCGTGAACTTATGGCTAATGCAAAAGGCGCATTCGTTGCTAGTATGTATAATGAGCCATTTGGTGGCGTACAAGTTGAATGTTTGTTCTCTGGTACGCCAACTATCACAACTGATTGGGGTGCATTCACGGAAAATAACATTCATGGGGTAACTGGGTATCGATGCAGAACATTTGAACAATTTACTTGGGCAGCAAAAAATATTGATAGAATAAACCCACAAAATTGTAGAGATTGGGCTATGAATAATTTTTCGATGAACCGTGTCGCAAAAATGTATGAAGAATATTTTCAATCAGTATTGAATATATATACTGGTAAAGGGTGGTATGAACCAAATGATACTCGTGATGAATTAGACTGGTTAAGAAAACAGTACCCAGTCCAAGATTATATCTATCCAATACTAGAACAAAAAAGAAAAAATGTATATATAGATTGTGGTACGCATATGTTTCAAGGATTTTCTCAATTTGTTAAAAAGTATAATATTAATTCAACATGGGAATGTTATGCATTTGAAGCTAACCCATATGTATATCAAAAATCAAACGAAATATATAACCAATATATCAGTGCTGGATTTAACATTACGCATTTAAATAAAGCAGTTTATGATAAAACTGAACTAGTAACTGTGAATTGTGCTTATACATATACCAATGATTATACACATTTAGGGTCTAATGTGTTAGAAAACCCCCCTGAAAAAGATATAAAATACAATGATCAATTTTTATATAATGATGCCCAACTAATGATTGGGGCTATAAAATTTTCAGATTTTATTATCAATAAATTTGATAATTCGCATCGTATAATTCTTAAATTGGATATTGAAGGTAGTGAATTTAAGGTGTTGGATGATATTATATCATCTAACGTATACAATTATTTTGATAAAATATACGTAGAATTTCATGAAAGATTTTTTGATAATATAGAATTTTATGAACAAAAAATTAAGTATTACACAACCTTCTTCAAACAAACTAATGTAGAATTTTTACATGGCGAAGATTGGGATTTAGATTAAGTCAATAATATCAAAAATAGTTTGGAGTTTGGTTCTAATTATCTTATTAGAAAAACTATTTTTCAACCCCTGGTGAAGAGGCTTGGGTGCTAATTCAATAGTACACCAAGCCCATCCGCAGTGTTCATCACTTAACGTAGGAATGAACTCATTGTCTATAACACATAAAAATGTGTGAAAATTAAACACAGTGTCGTTGGATACAAATGTTTCAATTGGTATTGTTTTGATTATGACTGGCTCAACCCCTATCTCTTCAATAATTTCTCTTTGTAATCCTTGCCACGGGTTTTCGTTAGCTAAATTTGTGCCACCAACTAACCCCCATGTCCCATTATGTTTTCCTCTTGCTTTTTGAACTAATAAAAATCGTCTAGTAGATATTGAATAAAACAATGCTCCGCTGCACACAATCTTATCAGTTATAGTACTAAGTGCCATTTTCCCTCACTATATTCGCCATCAAAACTCTTAACCCACGAAATACCATTCCACAAATACTGTACACCAGTATATATGTTAGTTTGCCATATCATTACATCATTATTAGAAGATAATGTTGAATTAAAAATTATATTCCACGAAGTACCTGACCATTCAATAATATCATTAGCATGTGCAATAAAATCAATATTGCCTGTTGATTTCCACGCATCTGGGCCATCTTCATTTAATTCACTACCAATATCTTCAACGATTAAAAACCTAGTACCAACTACTATAAGCTGATCGATTGATTCATTATTTGGGCGTTTTGGATTATAAGTTAATGGATTAACGATTGCGTCAAACGTGCCAGTACTACCTGGTCTATAACTACCAGTCGCATTATAACCTGGGTTATAATCTAATTTTCCAGTACTATCTATCCCAGTATTAGAAACTAATGTATCAGTATCCCATGATACAATTAAGTTATCTAAATTTACTGGATCTAATGAAATTGTGCCAACAATCTGTGAATTATCTGGTTGTAATAAATAAATTGAACTAACCCCTGATACAAATTTTCCTGGATATAAATCAATTATTTCACTCCATGTTAGTGGTGCTGATGGTACACTTGACCCTAACAGTGAAACTGCATTCCCATAAACTAAAATACTATATTGGTCAATTGTGATCCGTTCCTGGCTTAGTAAATCTGAAAATGTAATAGTTGGTTCAGCAGTATCAATGCCTAATCCTTCAATATAACCAGTTGGGCTAGTTTCTACGGAACCATATAAGCTTGTAATAATGTTGGTAATAACACCTAACTGTTTTACTTTAACCGGCGCACTCAACCAAATTGGCGTGTCTATAGTTAATGTGGCTATATCGATTGCTAAGTTATTCCCTACTGGAACTTGCCTACTTGACCAATTAATTTGATCTAAATTTAATACTGTTAAACTGGTCCAATCTAGGTAGTTATCAGATGTTTGTAATTCAACACTTGGATTAAAAAATATTAAAATTTGTTCTAAAATTTGAAACTTTTGATCTGTACTAGCTGCCCATATATCAACTTTCATTGATAGTTTAAATGGGGTTGGCATTATTTTTTCTACAGTATAATTTCTACCTTGTGTATTCAAATATGTATTTGTAGCTGGATCGATATCACGATCTCTAAAATGTGATTTTCCAACATACGTAGCATCTGCAAGACGATCTCTATCTAATTCTAATCCAGAAATATAAATCGCAATTCTAGGAGCAGCATTGATAATATTTTCTGAGTTCTGTCTAATTACACTAGCAACTTGTCTATCTTGGTCTCCGTATAATACCGGTATTCTGTGGAGAGATCCATCTCCATACTTAACTACGAAATTACTAAAAAATCTAATAGTTTGTGTAATATATCGTCTTAATTGCCCATCATAAAAATGTAACATAGTATTCCTTAAAAATTCGCATCTGGTCTAAGTGCTTTGGATAAACTTTGACGTTGTGACTCTCTGTGATTATATAATGTCACCTTCCATG